TGCTGCAAATGCTTGTTCAGCACTTGACATTTCATTACCTTCTGCTTCTAGTCTTTCTCTTTCAAGTCTTTCTCTTTCAAGTCTTATTTGCTCTTCACGTTCTCTTCTTTGCTGTTCTTCAAGAGCAAGTAACGCTGCTTGTTCTTCATTTGTAGCAAACATTGGAGCGTTCATATTAGTAACTGGTTCAGTTACTTCAAATCCTAAAGGAGATGCTTGACCTTGAACTTGCCCTGCAATTCCCAAAGCTGTTGGTAGTTGAGATTGTTCATCTGCAACAAAAGGTGTTGTATCTCCTACACCTGCACTAACACTTATAAGATTTGCTCTAAATCTAGCAGCAGCAGCTTGTGCTCGTCTTATAGCCTCAACCCTATTGTCTGCTTCAATAGTATAAGGCTCGGTTCTGTTTGATAATTGTATGCTATATGTTGCCATCTCTACTCTCAAAGAAAGGGTTGCTAAATGTTTGCCCTACTTGTTTTTTCTTCATTTTTGGTAAATCAGGTTGGACAATATCACCCAACACATTTTCTGACTCTTTGACAAATGATTTTATCAAATCATCAAAATGTCCAAAAGCTGTTGGTATTGTGTTGTCTGTTCTTTTTGCCATTTATCTCATTCCCGGTGGTAAGTCAGAAGTCGGTACTCTTCTATTTCCTGTTCTAGCAGGAGAAGATATTTCTCTGGCTACCAAGTCTTGTTCTTGCAAACTACCCGGAATCACCGGTCTAGTATTAGTTTGCACTCTTTGTGCTTCAGATGCAAGTGTTCTAGCAGGTTGATTAGTTGTAGAGAACTGACCAGCGTTTGGTTGCTGGTTATAAATACTCTGTGCAATATCACTTGCTTGTTCTTGTGTAGTTTGACCACCACCGGCTGCTTCAACAATCTGTTGTAGCAATGGAACTCTCTCTGCTGCTGCTTGCTGTAAAGCCATTTGTACTTGTTCTGATTTTAAGAATTGTTCTGCAAGTATCTTAGATTTAACTTCAAATGCGTTTGATACACCTGCTTTTCTAAGTGCAGTATCATGGTCTGTAAATCCTGACAACCACAACTGGTTCCACAAGTTTAACTTTCTTTCCTGTTCTTCCGGAGAAGTAGGAGTAAGTTGAACCATGTTTACATAATGACCTCTAATATCGTTTGGTCTTATAATTGCATCTAATGGTCCAGTTTCTGTTTTTCCAAATACAGTTACTTTATCTTTAATTACATTTTCAACAATATTTAAAATAATTGAGTTTCTATTTTGCAGTCCTCTTTGTGCAGCTTCAACGTATGGACCAAAGTTCAAAGCTGCAATTCCAGCAAGAACTGCTGTATGATAACCACTAGCAGCACCTTGTGGTCGTTCTCCCCTGACCACAGCAGGTGCTGTGTTTGCCTCAATAGACTGACTCATCATTTGTTGAGCAATGTTTATTGATGCCGGTGGTTCAATAACTCTTGATGGATTGATGCTTACATTCTGTGGTACAAAGTTTTTTGCACCCGGAGTTTCTTCATACATCTCCATCACTTGTTCTGTTATTCCCGGTGGACCAGTAAAATCTTTAGTTTGCCAAGCACTCTGTGCAACTATGTCAAGATATTGAGATGCAAGTCTTGACTCTGCTCTCATCATGTCAAAGTTGCCATGCAAGATTCCTCTGTAGATTTCTTCTGGTTTTCCACCCTCTGTAACTAATCCTGTATTAGGATGATAAATAGTAAAAGGCAATGTTCCATATCCATGTTTTTTAGGTTGAAGTGCCCATCTTCCATCAGCCATATATGCAACTTGACTATGTGTCCAAACTTCTACAAATTGTACTTGCCCTGATAATGGACCAGTCCATTCTGGAAAATGTGCATTTACCCACTCTGCATCTATTTCATAAAAATGAATTACCCATCTTGAGTTTGGTCCATTGTTGGTATCCCAAACCATCATTTTAGGATTAATTGCAGTAGAGTGCATTGGGAAGTTTATGTTTCTTCTTTCTAAAATATCATTAAGTTTTTCTTTATATTCTGCTAAACCTTCATTACCTTCTGGTGGTTCTGGAAACTCTTCCCACCTGTTTGCAGCAAATTCAGTTTTTTCAAATGCAATGCCGTAAAGTGCCATGTGTTTTGCAATTTCTCTTCTAGTAGGACTCAACTGCTCAATCATGTGATTTGCTCCAGTCAAAAACTTTTCCATGTTTTCTGCTCTTGCTTGTCCTCTTGCTCCCGGAGCAGGTACAGATATATCTATAAACTGTGGAGTAACGTGAGCAACAAGAGAATTTATAACAGACTGTGCTGTTCCCAATCTAAGCATTGTGCCTGTTTCTGGAATATTAAAGTCAAATCTATTTAAATAAAAATCTTCAGATTCATTGCAGTTATCGTAAAATTCTTGAAACTTTACTCTACCTTCTTCAAGTTTTCCTTTTACCCAATCTATTGAGATAAATGGTTCGTCTAAAGGATTCGCTGCTTCTCTTGCTATTTCTTCTTCAGGGTCTGCCTGATAGTTTTGTTGTCCACTATAAGTTACCATTTTCTATTCCTGCTACATATTGTTCGGCTGTCAATCCAAGTTCTGCTAGTTGCTTTTCTCTTCTCATTCTTTTAAGCCTACTTATTTTTCCAGTTTTATCTCTGTATATATTATTCATTGGCTTTACTCCTGATATTGAATGTGGAACAACTCTTTCACCAGTTACTCCTTCCATCGCAGGGTCACAAGCCATCAAAGCTAAACACTCTGCATCCACCCAGTCATCATGCTTTCCCGATACAGTATAAAAGGTGTGCCCTCTATTTGCACTTTCTTTGTGCCCTATATCTTCCAACTGGCTTATCAACTTGACCCAGTTTTGTGGGAAAGATACAGTTTCCTTCTCTAAAGATATAGCATAATCTAAGAATAATTGATACTTTTTTTGTGGAGTAAAGTTATATCCTATAACAGGAATACCCTCTTCCATCAACTCTCTGTAAAGAACATCTTCACCAAATTTACCACCAAGTCCTGTAGAATCCATGTATATCTCCTCAACATTCCAGCTTACACTCAAAGACTTAATTGTTTCAACCTGCAAAGACCAATCAGTCTTCATTAATTCTACAACTGCTACTGATTCTCTAGTTTGCCTATCTTTGATAATTATGACAGTTGCATCGTTACTTCTACCTAAGTCAAGACCTGCAACATAGTGTCTACCATCAATAGGTCTTACCAGTTCTACAGCACCTTTTGAGTATGCAGCCTCAATATTTCTAAAGAAGTTACCTGCACCTTCTGGCTGTTTTGCCATATAGAATCTTTCCCATACAGCTTCTGTTAATGCTTGCTTCTCATCTTCAATCTCTTCTCTATCTTCTTGTGTCAAACCTGTATTGTCAAAAGTAGTTGCATGAAAATATTGTCTTCTTTTATTTGGATTTTCTTTTGCTATCTTGCAGTTTCTTGCAAACCAATGCTGTGTAGATTCTGGGGGTACACCCTCAACTATTGCTCTTCCTAATCTTCCCGGAGAGTTTAGAGTAGGTCTTA